ATGCCGAAATTCTTCCAAAACCCTTTTTGGGGCAGAAAAAAACGCTCTTTTGATGCTGCGGGCGTTGGCCGCCGTTGGGATCAGCCTCGCAGTCTCGATAGCTTGAATACGGCAATACTTGCTGGTGCAACGCCAGCCGCGCGCCGTGCAGGATGGTATGCGCGCAATAACCCATGGGTTGCATCAGCGGTTGATAGCTTGGTGGGCAATATAGTCGGCGCTGGCATTAAACCTCAGTCGACCCATCCGGATCGAGCGGTTCGTGAGCGGCTGCAGGCGCTCTGGCTGCGCTGGACCGATCACGCGGCCCCTGATGGGTTGGCGGATTTCTACGGGCTGCAGGCCATGGCCGTGCGCGCGATGGTTGAGAGTGGCGAGAGTTTTGCGCGCCTGCGGGTGACCGGCGACACCGACAGTTTACCCCTTCACATAGAACTTCTGGATCGTGAGCAGGTCCCCACAGATCTGCATCGTGATCTCGGCGGTGGGACACGGATCCGTGCTGGCATTGAGTTTGATTCTGCTGGACGCCGTGTTGCCTATAGGGTGGCGGGCGTCCGACCAGACGATCCACTCTCATCACTGCAAATAGATCCCATCCGTGTCTTCGCGGCCGATTGTATTCACCTGTTCAAGCCTGTGGCGGCAGGCCAATTGCGCGGGATTACATGGTTGGCGCCAGTGTTGTTGCGGCTGCACGAACTGGATCAGTTCGAGGACGCCACTTTGGTTAAGGCTAAGGTGGCAGCGTTATTCACTGGGTTTATCACGGATCCGGACGGCACCGTCGGTGGTCTTTCAGGCGACAACCGGTCGGGCGTGCTTAGTGTCGGCATGGAGCCTGGCAGCTTAATCCCTCTACCACCTGGCGCAGATATCCGATTTTCGAATCCGACGGAACATGATGCTTATGCACCCTTTGTGAAGAACCACTTACGCGCTGTTGCCGCCGGGCTTGGCCTTCCATATGAACTGGTCTCAGGTGATCTGGAAGGCGTCACTTATTCCTCAATCCGCGCTGGGCTGGTGGAGTTTCGCCGCCGGGTTGAACAGCTGCAGCACAACGTGGTCGTGCATCTTTTCTGTCGCCCTATTTGGGAACGCTTCGTTCGTCTTGCCGTGCTGACCGGCGATCTTCCAGCCCGCGATTTTGACGCTGACCCCACAGCTTATTTAGGTTGCAGCTGGCTGCCACCCAAGTTCGATTACGTCGATCCAATGAAGGACGTCCAGGCAGAGATTCTAGCTATTGATGCAGGCCTTAAATCCCGCAGTCAGGCGATTTCATCGCGGGGCTATGATGCCGAAAGGTTAGATGCCGAGATCGCGGCCGACAAAGACAGGGCCGCAGATATGGGGTTGGCCTTTGGAGATCACGGATCTTCGTAGCAGAAGGATACTGGCAATGGCTGATTCCCTAGAATTGCTTACGCGTCAGGCTAGTTTGGCACCTCAATCGATAAACACTTCTGAACGAAGCGTGGAAGTGATCTGGTCCACAGGCGCACCGGTTCGCCGCCGCGATATGGCGGGTCAATACACAGAGCGTTTAAGCCTTGCTCCAGAGGCTGTGGATCTATCACGGCTTTATGGTGCGAGCGTGCTTGATGCGCATCGTCAATCAGCTGTGCGGGATGTTTTAGGCTCGGTCATCAGCGCCAACGTCGACGGCGAACGCGGTACCGCCACCATCAAATTTTCAGCGCGACCAGAGGTAGAACCAATTTGGCAAGACGTCCGAGCTGGCATCCTGCGGCATGTCTCGGTGGGCTATTCCGTCGAGCGCTGGGCCGAGACCATCGATAACGGCGCGCGTGTTCTGACCGCCGTACGCTGGACACCTCACGAGATATCTCTGGTGCCGACACCTGCCGATCCCGGCGCTCATATACGAATGGAGACAAATATGACTGACAAACAGAGCAATGCTCCAACTGGAAACGATGCTTCGATCCGCGATGGCAATCTTGCAATCGACAACACTGTTCAAACTCGCACGAACATAGTTGCATCCCAAGGCGATGTTCAAACCCGCGCCGCGGTAAATGCTGAAATCCGCTCCATCGGCCGAATCGCGGGCCTCGACCAAACCTGGATCGACAGCCAGATCGACACTGGCGCTGATTCCGACAAGGCGCGTCGTGCAGCTTTTGATGCGCTGGCTCGCCGCAGCGCGCCCACCATTCGAACAGAACAGGTCCAAGTAAATTTAGGCGAGAGTCAAGACGATCCCGCCTTACGGGCCCGCCAGATGGGTGAGGCTCTCTATGCGCGTATCAATCCCCGCCATAAGTTGAGCGAACCTGCCCGGCGCTATGCCTATGCCACCCCAGTTGATATGGCAAAGGACCTACTAAGCCTACGGGGCGAGGTTACCAGCCGGCTGTCTCCCGCAAGCCTTGTTACGCGCGCTCTGCACACAACTTCAGACTTTCCTATCATCCTTGGGGACACGGTTGGGCGGGTCCTGCGTGACAGTTATCAAGCAGCCCCCTCCGGGATCCGCCAACTCGGCCGGCAAACTAGTGCGCGGGATTTTCGCTCGATCAATAAAGTCATGCTAGGCGAGGCCCCACTACTGGAAAAACTGAACGAGCACGGCGAGATAAAGGCGGGGACCATGGCGGAAGCGCGCGAGTCCTACAAGGTTGAGACCTGGGCGCGCAAGATTGGTGTGACACGGCAGGTGCTGGTGAACGATGATCTTGGTGCTTTCTCAGATCTGGCTCGTCGGATGGGTCAAGCGGCAGCCGAAACCGAGGCCCGGATATTGGTTGCGCTGCTTGAATCTAACTCTGGCAATGGACCGAAGCTTTCCAATAATAAGACCCTGTTTCATGCAGATCATGGAAACAAGGCGGGCACTGGTGCGGAGATTTCCGACGTCACCTTGTCCGCAGCACGACTGGCTCTGCGCACCCAGAAAGGTATCGAGGACCGAACAATCCGCGTAACACCCAAGTATCTGCTGGTGCCCCCAGCGCTGGAAACAGACGCCGAGAGGTGGCTGGCCTCGGTTTCACCCGCAAAGGCGTCAGATGTGAACCCCTTCTCGGGTTCTCTCAGCCTTATCGTTGAGCCGCGCCTGACGTCCGCAGCGCGCTGGTATATTACCGCAGATCCCGGCGAGATTGATGGTCTCGAATATGCTTACCTGTCCGGCAGCGAAGGGCCACAGGTAGAGAGCAAGTCAGGCTGGGATGTAGATGGTGTCGAGATACGTGTGATCTTGGATTTCGGGGCAGGGTTCATCGATCACCGTGGCTGGTTTGCTAACGCAGGGGCGTAGCCATGACAGACCTCACACAACTCACCCAATGGCGGGACGCCCTTCTGGCGGCCCGTTTTAAAGGCGTCCGTACCGTCGAATATGATGGCAAGCGTATCATCTATGCCACCGACGGTGAAATGGCCGCAGCGATCGGCGATCTCGAACGCCGCATCGCAAGTCTTGGGCCGAAACGAGTCTCAGTAGTTCGCATTCAATCCAGTAAAGGGGTATGACCCATGAAGACCTTTATCCAGAATGGTGACGTGATTACCATCCCCGCACCCACGGCTGGCATTACATCTGGCGACGGCGTGCTAGTGGGCAACCTTTTTGGTGTCGCCGCCAACACCGCAGTAGAAGGCGAGCCCGCCGAAGTGGCCACGACCGGCGTCTACACCCTGCCCAAAGCCACCAGCACCGTCCTGGCGTTGGGCGCGCGGGTCGCGTGGGACAACGCAACCAAGGTGGTCACAACGCCCGGCACGGGGCGTTATGCCATCGGTGTGGCGGTCAATGACGCAGGCAACGGCGCAGCGACCGTTTCTGTACGCCTCGATGGCATTGGAACCGTCGCCTCATGATGGAACGGGATATACAAGCAATCCTAAATAGCCTGACCCTCTTGGTGGACAGCACCAAGGGGGCAGCGCCCCTCGCCCTGCTACACAGTTATGCGTCTGTGATGGTGCTTTGCGCCGACCTGCGGAAAGCGGTCAGCGGATACAACGGTGCCTGGAACATCACCATGGTGATCGGCGAGGTGGAGAACCACATGGCTGCCCTTGCAGGAATCTTCCCGTCTTGGGATTTACTCCCAGATCAGCATCGCGTGGGCGTGCGCGCCGCAATCATGAAGCTGGCCATGCGGACCTGCTTTGGTCAAGAATCCCGTGGCGTGGATGAGTAGCGCAAAAGTAATTTTGGCGGCGGCAACGTTACGGACTGCGGTGGTGTAGGAGGCCAAAACATCACTCATCATATCTTTTTAGCAGGGTGTTTTCGCTTACAACACCCACCAGACTTCGGTGTCTAAAAGTATTTTTATGTCATACGCTTACGCTTATTTTTTCGTCGCAATGTCATTCCCGTGTTGCACGAAACCGCCGCAAGCCATTGTCGAAAAATGATAATCTCTTTTGCCCTGCGGCGCGGGAACAGCTTGGACCGTCGCTTGCCCGCTTGGTTGGTGAAGTCCACCTGCTAACGGACCAGGCTGCGAGGGCAACGGGCGTTTTCGGATCGTGGCCATGATTTCCCTCCGTGGGCGTAAGAAACAGGAACGGTTGTAAAAGCCCGTTAAGTGGTGATATGGACCATCCCACATGCACTTGAAATGATTTGTTGTGCGTGCAAGTCCTAGGTTCATGAACGGAGCTATTCACAATGACAGCCAACGATTGGAACGGTGCGCAAGTTGCCGAACCGTTTCTTTATGGCGACGCGGAAGCGATGGCAGCATCAGGCATGCCAGTCCCATCCTTGCGTGTCCTCAAGACTGCCGGCGGAATTCAGGCGCAAAAAATACCCAAGCAGCATGGCGGCTTCAAACGCATGTGGCGCGAGGAGGATGTGCTGATAGCCGCAATTGGAGCGGCGATGAGCGAGCACTTCGCCTGGAACATCCGGATCGTGGCCGAGGCTATAGCCAAGACACGGCCCGGCACTTGGTCAGCGTTGGTGGCATCGATTGCACAGACAATGTCGCCAGAGGAGGATGCACTAATCCGAAAAAATTCTCTGGACTGGCATCTCGACCTCATCAATCGGAAGTTTCTATTCCTCCGCGTTCCGAGAGGATTTACCGCAGTTCTACCAGATGCCGCATGGGAGCAAACGGACCTAATCCTCGGCTGTGCCACTTCGAAGGACACCTTTCAGATGCTGCCATGGCTACTGGGTCACCCAGACGGGCAAACAAAACTTGCGGGGATCATTCCCTCTGGGAAGGTAGGTCCCGCTGCACATATCTACAAACTGGCCATGGCCGCCCGAGCCAATGCCCTGAGCACTGCCAGCATCAACATCAGCATGCAGGTCCGTGCTACGTGGCGACGGCTCCATGGACTTGAGGCCCACTTCCTCCAAGACGCTCTGCCCCAGAAAGGAACACCCAATGACACACCACCCTCGATCCCTTGACACCCTAAAGCAGAACGCGACCGAGGTGACGCTTAGCGATGACCTGCTGCACGGCGCAGACGAAATCGCCAAGTTCATGTTTGGCGATGTCAAACACCGCCGGAAGGTTTACTATCTGACCGGTGAGGCGACCAAGGGCTTGCCGTACTTCAAGATGGGTTCGCTCATCTGCGCGCGCAAAAGCACAATCTTGAACTGGATCGCGCAGCAAGAACGTTTCAACCCGGGTGACTGACGGCCAGCGCAAATGTCCTGAGGTCCGCGATTAGTTCGCGGGCTCCATCGTTAATCAGATACATAGCGAAACAGTGCCCGATGACCCTCCAAGACAATCCGCTCGACTTCAACACCGTGCCACCTGTGCGCAACGGCTATAAGCCCAAGCGCATGCCAATGGCTCAAATGGCGGAATTGCTAAACGACAGGATCGCCGATCTCGCTGTTGAACTTCTGGGGACCCCGAACCGCGCCCTATCCAACGCGCAGCAGCTACGTTTCGGGACAAAGGGCAGCATCGCGGTGGAAATCACAGGTGAGGATGCCGGGCGTTGGTTTGATCACGAGGCCGGGATTGGCGGCGCTGGGTTGGAACTGATCCGTCACCATTTCGGGCTGGAGGAAAAAACCGCTTGGGATTGGGCACGGCACTGGCTGGGCGAGCCCGAAATGCCTGCGTCGCGGGCTGTCAAGCGCAATACACCAAAGGCATCTGGCTCGGCCCGCACGCTGCAACTTTCAAATGCTGAACGCGCGGCCAAAGTCGCAAAGATCGTTCGTCAGACCGAAGCGCCGAATAGCACTCCGGTCCAAACGTATCTGATGGGGCGCGGGATTACCCAACAACCACCCGACTGCATCCGCTTCCGTCAGAATGCCTATGGCAGGCATGGCGCGATGGTCGCGCTGGCCACCGATACGGCAGGCGAAGTACTGGCCATCCAACAGGTCTACCTAACCATCGAGGGTAGGAAGGCCCCCCTCGATCCTATCAAACGCACCAATAAGGCCGTAGAGGGCTGGGCTGAACGTGCAGCGGTGCGCCTCCCCGGACGCGAACCGCTGGTGCTCTGCGAAGGCGTCGAAACCGCACTGTCGATCTGGCAGGCCACGGGTCAGGAGGTCTGGGCCTGCTTCGGCATTTCAAACATTGCCCGCGCGCCCGTGCCCGAAAAGGCCATGGTGATCATTGCTCGTGATGGCGACGCACCCGGCAGCAAGGCTGAGGGCCAGATCCTCCGTACCGCCAGCAGTCTTGTTGCACGCGGGTTCACGGTGCTCATGGCTACCCCGCCCGAAGGCGAAGATTTCAACGACGTCCTGGTGCGCGAGGGCGAGGACGCTGTCCGCAATCGCATTGCAGCTGCCGAACTCTTTCACGCCGACCAGGCCGACACGCGCCGAAAGGACCTCTACATCGGCTCAGACGTCGAGATCGCTAAGCGCGTCCGCGAAGACCTGACCGCACGTCACGGGCGCATCGTGTATGCTGAGGGTTCGTTCTGGCGCTACAGCGGCACGGAATGGGAAACTATCGAGGACCACCTGATCCGGCTGCCTGTCCACGCCTACGATGGTGCGGAGTTCATGACGGCGGCGGGTGAACCCTCGCGCGTCAAACTGAGTAAATCCCGCGTGGACTCAGTTCTGCACGAATGTGCCGCCCTTTGCGCCGAACCGGATTTTTTCGAAAACCCGCCCACAGGGATCAACTGCGCCTCAGGCTTCATCCGTTTCGATACCACGGGTAAGCCCCGCCTCGAGGCGCATCACCGCGATCACCGCTGCCGCCACACTCTGCCTGGCCATTGGGACGCTGGTGTGACTGGCACCCCGCCCGAGGGCTCATTGTTGAACCGTCTTTTGAACGGCAGCTTTAAGGGCGACCAAGAGGCACAGGCTAAAAGCGATCTTCTGGCAGAGGTCTGCGGATCGGCCGCGCTGGGCTATGCGACCCGCCTTCTTCAACCCCGCGCAGTCGTGCTACATGGCAAGACCGCAGAGAACGGCAAGAGCCAGATCCTCCAGCTGGCGCGCGGCCTCCTGCCCGACAGCGCCATATGTTGCGTCCCCGCCGCGAGGATGGGTGATGAACGACATGTCACCGGACTGGTCGGCAAATTGCTGAACGCTTCTGACGAGTTGTCGCCCGAAGCCATCGCATCCAACACCTTTAAATCCGTTGTAACAGGCGAGCCTATCGAAGGGCGCGACGTCTATAAGAGCAGGATCGAGTTCCGATCTGTGGCACAAAACCTGTTTGCAACGAACCATCTGCCCAGCTTCAAGGGCGGCGTGGATCGCGGTGTGCAGCGTCGCCTGATGGTCATTCCTTTCATCCGTACCATTCCCGTTGAGGAACGCATCGAGGACATTGGCAAGCGCATCGCTTCCGACGAAGCGGATCTGTTGTTGGCATGGGCGGTCCACGGCGCAGCACGGCTGATCCACCAGCGCAACTTCACCATCTCGGAAAGCTGCCGCCTGGCGTTGGTAGAGTGGATACTAGGCGACGATCCTGTGCTGGCTTGGATCGACGCCTGCGTGCGGGTGGAGGCAATCGTGAACGGCGGTCCGACGCTCGCCACCCGCGATGCTTACGTGCGGTTTCAGAACTGGGCGCAGGCCGAGGGCTTCAAGCCTGAGAAGATCCCTGCGATCAACGGCTTCGTGCAGCGCGTCCAGGCTCGGGTGGTCGGTGTCAATCACAAGAGGACCAGCACTGGTCGGTTCTTCATTGGCATGACAGTGACGCAGTGGTGACGCAAAAATGACGCGATTTTCCCTGCAACCCATTGAAAGTGTTGAGATGACGCACCTGGCTCGAACCTTTTTTGATAAGGGGGAAATGCACACAACCTTAAGCACATACGATACTACATATATAAATTGTTCCCCGGGCAGGTACGTCATCTCAACACTTTCAGAGACTTACGACCCACAGGGCGTCATTTACGCGTCATTGTTGCGTCATACGCCGGGCCGCGCGGGCAGGTCTGAGGGGCGTCAATCGGGGATGGTCGGGAAGGCGGCGGTTCCTCCTGGGGGGATCTGTATGTGGGGGGGCTCAGCGCATAACCCCGCCAGCGTTAGGCGGCTGAATTGACTAAACTAAACAGTTCAGAGGCGAAGTCCGACTTCGCTGCCCGCGTGGGTCTGACCAAAGGACGCATCTCGCAGCTGATCACCAACGGTCTGCCGGTGCGTCCGGATGGTCAGATTGATGTAGCCGAGGGGCTGGCATGGATCGAGGCCAATCTTGACCCAGTACGGCGCAATAAAGGTGGTGCGGCGTCAGTGAACCCCGCACGGTCGGGAACCACCCTGGCAGATGCCAAACGGCTCCATGAAATCGTGAAGGTCCAGCGCGCCAAGCTCGCCTATGAAAAAGAACAGGGGCTACTGATCGAAACGGCCGTCGCCACGCGCACCGTCTTCGCGCGCGCCCGTGCTGAACGCGACGCGCATATGGCTTGGGTACAGCGCAGTGCGCCCCTCCTAGCGGCTGAGCTGGGCGCTGATCCCCGTACCACTTTCGCCTCGCTCGACCGGATGATGCGCGAGCACCTTGAGCATCTGGCTGATATGCCTCTAGGGAGTTTTGACGGTGGTGACTGATATTGATCTCGCCTGGCGACGCGGGATCCGGCCTGAACCGCCCATTCCTGTCTCGGACTGGGCCGACCGCAACCGCATTTTGCCGCCCACTTCGGCAGAGCCAGGGCGCTGGCGCACAGACCGCACGCCCTATCTGCGGGCGGTAATGGACGCTTTGTCCACGGCCAGCCCCTACGAGCGCGTGGTGCTGATGAAAGGCGCGCAGACAGGTGGCTCGGAGGCAGGGCTGAATTGGCTCGGCTACATCATCCAGAACGCACCTGGCATCGCCATGCTGGTCATGCCCTCGCTCGATATGGTGCGGCGCAACACCACCGTGCGGATTGATCCGCTTATTGAGGCGACGCCCGCGCTGCGAGGTCTGGTTGCCACACCGCGCTCGCGTGATGCTGGCAATAGCCTGTTTCGCAAATCCTTTCCCGGCGGCCAATTGGTTATGACCGGCGCAAACTCGGCGGTAGGGCTCCGCTCCACGCCAGTCCGCTATCTCTTCATGGATGAAGTGGATGGCTATCCAGGTGACGTTGACGGCGAAGGTGACCCGGTTGATTTGGCAGTACAGCGCACTGCAACGTTCCGTGGGAGGCGTAAGATATACATGGTCTCGACCCCCACGCTGAAGGGCTACTCTCGCATTGAGACGGCATTTGAACATAGCGACCAGCGCTATTATCATGTCCCCTGCCTGCATTGCGGCGACATGGCACCAATTACTTGGGCGCGTGTTCTCTGGCCCGAAGGCAAACGGGACGATGCATATCTTATATGCGAGGTTTGCGGTGGTGTTCATCATGAACATGAAAAGCCACGACTTCTCGCCGTCGGCGAATGGCGAGCCACTGCACCCGGAGACGGACGAACAGCCGGGTTCCATTTATCGGCGCTTTATTCGCCATGGGAGACCTGGGCCGAGATTGCAAATGAACATGGTCGCGTGAAACAAGACCCGGCACGGCTCCAGGTCTGGGTGAACACCAAGCTGGGCGAGTCCTGGGAGGATCAAGCAGGCGACACCGTGCCCGCCGATCCGCTGATGGATCGCCGCGAAAGCTGGGGCGCGGCACTGCCCTCAGGGGTCGCCGTGCTGACGGCAGGTGTCGACCTGCAGGGCGACCGTCTTGAACTACAGGTCATTGGTTGGGGGCGGGATGAGGAGGCTTGGGTCATCGACTATCGCGTGATCTGGGGCGACCCATCTGGTCCGCGTGTCTGGGCCGATCTAGATCTGGCGTTGAAGGTGACCTATGTCCACGGTCATAGTGGTGAACATCTGCAAATTCGGGCAGTTGCAGTCGATACGGGCGGTCACCACACTAAGGCAGCATATGAGTTCTGCCGCACGCGACTGGCACGCCGCATCTGGGCGATCAAAGGGCGTGGTGGCCCGGGCGTCCCTGTTTGGCCGCGTCGTCCTACTCGCACCAACAAGGGCAAGATCCCGCTGTTCATCGTCGGTGTGGATGCTGTGAAAGATGCGGTCTATGCGCGGCTAAAGCTAAATGATGCAGGGCCCGGGTTTGTGCATTTTCCTCATTATCTTGATGCTGGATACTTCCGCCAATTGACGGCCGAACGTGTTGTTACGCGATTTGACCGCGGCCGTCCCATCCGCTCCTGGCAGCCCAAACGCGACGGCGAACGCAACGAAGCGCTGGACACCTTCGTTTATGCACATGCCGCATTGCACGGGCTGATCACTATGGGTTTGCGGTTGAACGAGGAGTGTTACAGCAGGATCGCGGGCATGCGTACAAAGGGCGACGTGTCCGACGGTTTGCAAAAAGTTATTCCTTCAAAGTGGCTTGCCGGGGCCAAGCAACGAATGCCCTAGCAATAGTTGAGCGTAGTCACTTCGTTTTATAACAGTTTAGAAAGTCGTATGACATCAGAAGGACGCACACGAAGCAGCTTTTGGGCTGGACATCTTCTGTCACGGCTGTGGCTGCAGGGTACCAATGGACCTGGGCA